CAACACCCTCTAGGGTGTTGTCCGACACATACTTAGTATGTGTTGAGCACTTTGTGCTGTCCTCATTTGGCTAGAGCCGAGGTGGATTAGCTTTCAGTTAATCTTCCTTTCATTTCTTCTTCTGTAGGTGTGAGTGCCATGCAACAGTTACTATGTTATCTGACGTCCCGGTTTCTTCTTCTCATTGAGCGTGTTGAGCCACATACCGTGGCTTTCTTGCTCACTGAGATTACAAGAAGAATTCCGGTGAAACATCAGGTAATAATAGCCCGTGGCATGATTCTCTTCCTTCAGCAGTCTGAGGTGACTCTAGATTTGCCACTTCCGTGGCTAGCTAGAGGTCTCGACCCCAAAGAACTAGGAGACAACAGATGAGCCGTACCCGTAACCGCAACTACCACGTCGACTTGACAGTCGACGAATTGACCTACACATCTGATGGCTGGAATAACCCCAACCCGGGGCCTCTAACTGTCGATGCGCAGGTCTATGAGTATAACGAGACAATGACTGATGAGGTCTCACCAGGGTATTTTTCCTTGGTGAGGAACGGCGGGATTCTTCCCGTCAATCCGATGACCCAGTCAAAGTTCGTTTCGCTCACGTACCCAAAAGCTATGACTGAAATCTTAACAACTTTCAGCAATAATAATTGGGCACGAACCAGACTTACACATAACCTGGGAATCCAGGCGATGTGGGAGTTCTGGTACGCTCCATCCGACTGTGTTAATAACATGGCCGTTTGGAACGCGTTTGGTAGTTACTCTGTTCCGAGTGTAGAAGCATGTGTCGTTGAAGCCGTGGCGAGAGCCAGGACTTCAAGCTTCGATGCTGGTACGTTCGTTGCAGAGTTCAACAAGACTGTCCGCATGATCAGCCAGTTTAAGACAAATGTCTTTAGACGAGCTGATTCTATCGTTAATGCTAGACAATCCGAAATAGCCCGAAAGGGCTTAGCGGCGTTTAGCGAATTCTGGCTCGAGGCTCGCTATGGATGGCGAACCTTGAGCTATGATATTAACGACATAAGGGACTCGATAAATACTTTGCGTGATTCCTATCACTCTCAGTATAGTCGAGGGTATGCCAACTACGAAAGTAGTGACATGCGTACAGCTTCTTTCGTCGGAAGACGGATTAAGCTGCAGCCCTTTGTTCCTCTGAATGATTTTTCTTATATTGACATATCCTATGCCAATACACAGACGATTCATCGGAGGGCGGGTGCTTTTGTTGAGACAGTGCTCGATGATATTGGATTCATCGATCCACTGGTTACGAGTTGGGAGGTAATTCCTTTCAGCTTTATAGTTGATTGGTTTATCAACGTGGGCCAGAATGTAAATGCGTTCTCCCCGTTCGCTGTTGGCGACTTAGCTAACGTTTGGTCTTCCGATAGATCCACTGTGGAGTGGATCTGGGAAGGTCACGCTGTGGAGACTGATAGTCCTGGAAACTACACACAAAAGATTAGTGGTCCACGTAGTGGAACACTGACGTCTGTGTGGGAATCCTATTCTAGGTCTCCGCAAATCGCCCCTAGTTTTCACCTTGAATTTCAGACCAAGCTCGATTGGCAAAAGCTAATCGACTTAGCAGCTATAGCTTCGCTACGCTACATTGGTCTGTTAGGCAAGATTCGTAAACTAACCCGTACTTAAAACTTCTTATTGAAGTAAAGTACACAAAAGGAGTAGGCCATAATGGCTGACTTTACTGTTCCTGGAACATGGACCTATGATGGGTCCGCGAACCAGAATCAGTCCACGTACCGGGTCTCCGGGCATACTGCCCAAGAGAATTACCTTGTGATCTTTGATCGCAAAGTACCGGTAACAAATGGAGATGGTACCTTCAGCAAACCAGCTGTTCGGGTTCGCATTCAACGTTCATTTCTGGACGCTGATAGCAAGCCGATGAGCTCGAAAGCGTTGGTCGATACGAACATCACCTGGCCGATGGAAGCAACAGCTTCCGACGTCAAGGCGATGGTTACTCTCCTCGGCACCATTTTTGGTGACGCGGAGATCGCATCGGACTTTGTCGATGACCTTGTAATTCCTCGGCCTATCTAGGCCTTGGGACCCTGAGACTTAGTCTCAGCAAGTCATTGATTTTTGTTACCATCTCAAAAGGAGCGATGTATGGCAAAGCCGTACTCAGGGAGCCTTAAGGCTCCTCTATCACTTCGTGGATTGATCATCCAGGTTCTACGTGATCTCGATGAGTTTTTGCCTCTTGAAGGAAAAGAGCAACGCCAATCGGCGGTGCTCCATCTTTCAACGCAAGATCTCGTTGAAGTGTTGCGTAATGAACTGAGTGAAGCAGAAACTTCCGCAAACACTCAGTTTACACAACTCGCTGCTTTGCGTCAGGTGGTTGCCTTGTTCGATAAGAACAAGGATACACCTGGCACATCTGGCCCGGCGAGGAAGGCGGCGGCCTTGAAGAAATTCTTCGCTTCTGAAAAGAAGTGTCGAATAACTAATAGGCGGCTATCCTTCTTCGCAAAGCATCCAAGTCGACTATCTAACGATATGTCTGAAGTGGTTGCGTTGGCTAGGGATATCATTACTGGTATTCTTGGCCCTTTGGGTCGTCTCGAAATCCAAAAGATTATCGAGGGCAGCGGGTTCGGTCCTGGATTCACCTTTCTCTCTAACATGGAGGAGCATAGAAACCTTTATTATAAAGCTCTAGGCCCCCACTGTGTGACAAGAGATGCCGTTCCTTATATGAAACTTTGGCTCAATCACTGGACGAACTGGAAAACCAGTCTGATCAGTGAGAAGGTTGAGTTCTCTATTGTGAACGGGAATCGGGTCACGACTGTTCCTAAGAACAGTGTGACTGACCGTACTATAGCCATTGAACCGTCCTTTAACGTCTTTATGCAGAAGGGCGTGGATAACTACTTGAAGAGACGTTTGCACCGTTACGGTGTAACCCTCTTAGAACAAGATAGGAACCACGATATCGCACGCTTGGCTTCAATGCGACCGCTTTTCGCGGCTACATTGGACCTTAGTGCGGCTTCCGACTGCGTTTCGACGGGGATTATTCAATATCTCCTCCCTCCGGATTGGTGCATCTTCTTGGACGATCTTCGTTCAAAGAGTTACACCCTCGATAAGGGAGAGTCCTGGACTGTGTATGATAAGTTCTCTAGTATGGGAAACGCTTTTACGTTCCCAATCGAGAGTCTTATTTTTTACGCAGTTTCTCGGGCTTGTACGATCTTAGTGGGCGGGAACTTGAGAGACATACGTGTTTATGGAGATGATATTATTATCGCTCCTCAGGCTTACTGCCTGCTCGTTGAATCTCTTCGGTTCCTAGGTTTCACTCCGAACCTTGACAAATCATTTGCCTATGGTTCGTTTCGTGAGACCTGTGGAAGCGACTTCCTATCGGGAGTCGATCTGCGTCCAGTTTACGTGAAATCTCTTCCTCGTACCGACATCGAGGTGTATAACCTCTTTAATCGGTTTCTTTGGAATCGAGTCGGGTTTAAGCTTCAACGCACTTGTGCGTATCTTTATAGGAGTGTAGTTCGGCCTTTAATCGGGCCTCCCTACCTTCCTCCTAAAGAGAAGTATAGCCAATGGTATGCAGGGAAATCTGTTGTTTTTGACAACTACTTCCATGCACCACCAGATACTGGCGAAAGATTTCGTCAGTACGACTCTAACTGGCAGTCTCAGGTCTATGTGTATAAGCGCCTTAGGTTAATCCCTAAGAAACTTGACACGCAGAACTGGAACCTTCAGTTCCGGTACTTAGCATTTTTGTTAGGTATACCGGGAGATCACGTAGACAGTAATAGTCGCTTTCGGAGGGTTCTGGTCAGAGAGCAAAGCTCTTTTTGGCCCGAACCGCCTTGGCGGCCGTACCTCTACGATTCGTGAAACAACTGGTTCTGAACATGGACCCTATTTTGTAGGACCCCGTGTTTCAGAGTATCGGCTCAACTAGGTCTAACGACCTAGAACAAGAGAGGACTTTATCCGGTGACTAGCGATGCCATATGGCACCGTGGCCTTTAGGCCATTGTGTCGGCATCCCTATACCCGGTTAAAATTCTACGGACTGCGCC